CTATATAATCATAAGGTATAAGATGTCCGCCGACGCCGCAACTGCCAACACCATTGTTTCCGACCTCTCGCTCCTTGAGCGTATCTCCAAGATTGAGGAGTCCCTCAAGGACCTCAAGCGCGCTGCTCGCCATGAGCTAAAGAACCGCCGTCGCCGCCGTGGCGTCCGCAAGGAGGGTGGTGAGAAGGGCGCGAAGGGCGAGACGCCCGCCCAGCTTGTTGCGTGGCACACGGAGGTCCGCAAGGTCTGGGACGAGATGCGCAAGCAGGACGCCAAGACCCCCTACAAGCGCGCCGTTGCCGAGGCGTCTTCTCGCCGCAAGGGCTCTGCCCCTGTTGAGGTTGCCCCTGTTAAGGCCTCCAAGAAGGTTGCGGCGGCGGCCCCTGTTGTTGCGCCCGTTGTTGAGAAGAAGCGCGTCACCAAGAAGGCGTGAAGAACTTCTTAACAAATAAAAAACAAAAATAAAAGACAAAAAAGAAATACAAAATACTATCTATAAAAACAAATAAAAAAGATTGGGATACTTTCCAAATCACATATTTGAGTTTTACTCACATGTTTGATTTACTTTCCACGACCACGGCCTCTTCCAAATCCACCACGACCACGAGCTCCATAACCACCACGTGATGGTAGACCTTGCCCTTGTGTTGACTGTGTTCCTTGCGGCTTTGAACCATACGACTTACTTTTCGCCTTTTGTTGAAGTCCATGTTGAAACATTGCAATACAAACTGGTATTGTGAGTTCATCAATATTTACATTACTAGGCACACTTACAAATTGCTTCTTTGCAACAGTGTGCTTGAACATGTAGTTCCCATAAGGTCCTTTACGAATTTCAAAATCACCAATGACTTTCAACGTATTTGATGATGTTTCTTGAAGTTTCTGAACTGCTTCGTCATAAGTAGTACTTTCACTACACGCAATCTTCTTTCCATTATATTCAATATAATACCCGTAAGGGCCTTTTTTTTTGACAATTTCTTTATTTTCATAAGTACCAAGAACATCATTGTTCTTTTTATTATTTTCTTGAATAAACTTACTCGCAATGGTCTGGGTCATTTCTTGAAATGAAACGTTTTCTGGCCATCCATAAAAGACTGTATTTGTTTTTTCAGGGCCTTCCTTTAGCAAAAGGGGGCCTTTTTTTGTTATAATCGCAATCACATTATTGTCAAATACTTTCTTGCGACTATCATCGCTGGTTGAAGATGAACTTGTTTTAGAAGATACTTGTTCATTGTAAATATCCTTGTAAGAATTCCAAGTATCACGTAGTACATCTTTCCAGAACTGTGATCCTTCTGCTACGCTATCAAGGCGTTGCTCCATAGATGCTGTGAATGAATAGTTGAAGAGGTTTTGGAAATTTTTAAGAAGATATTGAATTACACTAAGACCAAGAGGTGTTGGAACAAGACGGTCTTTTTCTGCACCAAGTTTTTGGATTTTGGAAGATACTTCTGGGTTGGATTGTTCTGGAGTCATTAGATATACATTCACATTTACTTCTCGCGGTTCAAAGTCTTTTTTCTCAACATATGTTTTATCAAGAATCGTTGAAATAAGAGATGCGAACGTACTTGGGCGACCAATTCCTTTCTCTTCAAGTTCTTTAATGAGTGATGCTTCTGAATAGCGTGAAGGTGCTTTTGTGAAATGCGGTTCTGCTTGGAGACGTTTCCAGTAAAGGGTCTGTCCAAGTTTTAGTGAAGAGGAGGCTAGCCATAGCGATTCTTTTGTTTGGTTTTGTTCTTCTTTGAGTTCATTCGTATTAAGACGTTTCCATCCGTCAAATGTACAATGACTCAAATTAATTCTCCAAGTCCAATCAGTATCATCTACTTCTGTTCTGAAATCAATGGCACGTGTTTCGCCTTTTGAAGGTGCCATAAGGCTTTGGATTGTACGAGTCCAAATGAGTTTATAGAGTTTGCGGTCTTGGACTGACCAGTCTTCGTCAGTTGGGAGATTTAGTGTTTCTATATGCGTTGGACGAATCGCTTCGTGTGCTTCTTGAGCGTTTTGTTGGGGTTGTTGTATGTCTTCTGCGTCCTTATTGGTTATTTTGGATTTGGTTTTGGCTTTTGATTGTGTTGATTGTTTTGGTTGAGCATCATACAAATATTCAGGTCCAAATGTTTCAGTAATGTATTTGCGTCCTTCTTGTGTTGCTTCAACACCAAGAACTGCTTTATCTGTGCGCATATACGTAATATGACCAGCCTCATAAAGACGTTGCGCAATCTTCATTGTATTCTTAGGATTTGTTCTTAGAAGATTGGATGCTTGTTGCTGTAGCGAACTTGTAATAAGAGGAAGTGGAGGGTTTTCAGTTGTATTGCGTGTTTGAATGGATAGAATAGTTGCTTGGAAGTGATTTGCTTGCATTTCAATGTAATTACTTGCAGATTCTTCATCTTCAAGGTCATCTGTTAGAAATCCATCGTAGATTGCGTCTCCAGATTTTGTAGACCAAGACCCAGACACTTTCCAAGATTGGGTAGAACTGAAAGACGCAATAGATTCTTCTTTTTCTACAACAAGACGAAGAGCAGGAGTTTGACAGCGTCCCGCAGAAAGTGAATGGCCAACATGATTCCATAAACAACGGCTAATTGTAAACCCTACAAGCATATCAAGGACCGCACGACTTTGTTGAGCAAATACTTTGTCCATATTGAGTGTCCGAGGGTTTTTAATGGCGTTAGTAACTGCTGCACTTGTAATTTCATGAAAGACTGCTCGCACTGCTGTTGCTGGATTTTGTTTGAGTAGTAGCGCAATACTATAGGCAATCGCTTCGCCTTCCCTATCATCATCTGCTGCTAGAATAATCAGGCTGTGTTTGTTCGCAGATTCTTTCAGTTGATTGATTGTTTTTGATTTATCTTTCATAAATTCAAAGCGTGGTTCAAAGTCGCGGTCAATTCCAACCGCATCAATACTTTCTTCAAGGGCGCGAATATGTCCCATAGACGCAACAACATCATAGTCAGCCCCAAGAAAACTTTTGATTTTTTGACATTTCGCTGGAGATTCTACAATAACAAGCGGCATTTCTACCTAGACAGCGTAAAAGGTTAACATCAATTTTTACAAGGAATAAATAGGTAAATAGGATGGCAAGGCCTGAAACGAGTCTTGATGGCTCACTCTATGAACTTGTAGCAAGGGGGGCAAAAGACACATTCTTTTTTAAAGATGACGTAAAATCATTTCAGCCATTTGACTATCGTTATAATAAATATCCAGCTGTTCTACCCGAAATTCGTAGGACAGTTCCATTGACAAATGTAAAGTGGGGATTGTCTGCCGAGTTTGAATTTGAGTTTGTTGGGGATTTGCTCAAAGATGTGTATTTATTGGCCGAGCTACCATCATGGCTTCCCCAGAATGTTCTGTATAAGAATCAAACAAGTGTTGTGCGCGACTTGAATGGAAATGCGTATGGGTATGTGAATGGAATTGGGTTCTTTTTATACGAAAAAATCCAGATTTTCCAAGACCAATTCTTACTTCAAGAAATGAGTGGTGATGCGCTCTATGCTACTACACGAACACAAGGTTCTTATAACGGGTTATTTCTTGACGATGCAGTGACTGGAATTCACGATGGAAGTGCGTTAGGAATTCAACGCAATGCGACTCCTGGTGTTCTTAAACTTAGAATCCCATTTCCTGGATGTTCTCAAAGTGAATCTGGACTCTTTCCCATTTGCTGTGTGCGTGATCAGAAATATAGACTCAAGGTGTTTTTACGCCCACTTGAACGTCTAATAGAGTGTAGCAATACTACGATAAATAATCCTTCACCGTTTGAGAAAGTATTCAAGCAAACATTAAAAAATGGGGTTGAAACTATATTTACTTCCTTAGATAAACAAACAGTACAACAGCCTACGCTATATATTGAAACATGTCAGTATTATGTGTCTAATGAATATAGAAAGGAATTAAATAGTAAACCACAAGTCATTCCATTTCGCAAATATTATGAGAATACTTTTA